AAAATGTTTTGAAAATAATGATTATGATTGTGGGAAAAATTTATATTGTGATATATCAACAGAACCTGGTATCTGTATAGACAAAACGAAAATGAAAAAAAGGGGATTCAAATATGAATTAAATGGTAAAAACGTATATTCACTTACAGATCAACAAAAATTCATAGATGAAAAAATTTCAAAACTTGAATTTGAGAATTATAAGCAACGATTACGAGAACAAGAAGAAGAACAAGAGGAAGAAAAATCTAAAGAGGAAGAAAAATCTAAAGAGGAAGAAAAATCTAAAGAGGAAGAAAAATCTAAAGAGGAAGAAAAATCTAAAGAGGAAGAACAAGAAAAGATAGATATGTACGAAGATAAACCAGAAATAGATTCTGATAAAATACAAGAAAAAATTCAAGAATTAATGGCAGAAAGTTCAGAAACAGGTCTAGATGAAAAAAGAAATAAAATTTTAAAATGCCTCGGGCTTTTATCATAGAAAAAATTTTATTATATTTTATATAATAAAATTATATTTCATTAATAAATTTTTCTAAATTTATATTATCTATATATTCACAAATATTTATACAATTTTCATTTTTGTAATTTATTATATCTTTCAAAATATGAAAAATAATTTCATCTTGTTCCTCTTCTTCGAAATTATTTAATACATTTTCTTCTTCATTACTACTGGTATAATTATCTTCTTCGGTTTCTATCACAGAATCAAAATAATCACTCATTTTTATTATTTATTATGTTGTTTTTAACTAAGTATTCATAATATTCTTGTTCTTCAAAATCTGAAAGAGGTTCTAAATATTTATCGATTTTTTTAGAAGAATTATTATATATATACAATGAAAGTTTTTCAAAAAATATATCAGAATTTAAATATTCATTTCTGTTTTTGGGCATATATTTTAATAAAATATTTCTTATATCTTTTATATGTTTGTAATAATTCAACTGCCAAATTTTATATTTAGACGACATTTATTAATAATATTTATTTGTTTAATTCATTTAATTCACTTTGTATTTCTTCGTCTAAATCACTTTCTTCGTCCTCCTCTATTACTTTGATTTGATTAACTTGTTTTTTATCTTTTGAAAAATTTAAAGGAAACGCTGATACAATTACAGGTGTCTGAACTACAGGTGTCTGAACTACAGGTGTCTGAACTACAGGTGTCTGAACTACAGGTGTCTGAACTACAGGTGTCTGAACTACAGGTGTCTGAACTACATTTTTCTTCTTTTTTATAGAAATTGTATTGTCGTTTAGTTGAGATTGTGATAAATTATTATTTGGTGTTTCCATTCGGTGTAATAATTTAGACAAAACATTATTTATTTGTGACAAACTATTTTCTAATTTTTGAATTTGGTCTTCTTGTTCTTCTATACGTTGAGCTAATTCTTCGATATGGGAAGTTAATCTTTTATTTTTATTTGAAAAATAAAAAACTAATCCTATTACTACAATAGCTTCACCTGCTATATGCATCATTGTAGTTTTATCTAATGATTTTAATTCATTTGTTATTGACATTTATGTGTTTGTTTTCTTAGTTTTAAATACCTTAAATCTATTACTATTAAAATGAAATTAAAGTATAAATTATATTATAAATTAAATATGTCTATAGACACAGAATATACAAAAGGAAAAATTAATCTTGGATTGTGCTGTCTTAATACAGAACTTAGAAAGAAAAATATATTTAATTCGAGAAACACTATAAGGAGAACATTTTCTGTAGAAAGAGCAAAAGAACTTGCCATGAAAAATATAAAGGACCTTATACCTATGATAGAATATAATTATAAACATAATATAAACTGTTTTAGATTAAGCTCTGATATGTTTCCTCATTTTACAGACAGTGAAACAGAAAAGTATAATATAGATTTTTGCAAAGAAGAACTTAAATTAGCTGGAGATTTAGCAAAAAAATACAATCAACGTATAGTTATGCACCCAGGTCAATATAATCAAGTTGGTGCAAAATCTCAAAAGATATACGATAAAACAGTAGAAGATTTAGTACATCATGCAAATATTTTAGATACAGCTGGTATAGACGAGAATGGCGTTTTAATAGTTCATGGCGGTGGTATATATGGCGATAAAGAAAACACAAAAAGACGTTGGATTGAACAATTTGATGAGTTACCAACAAATGTAAAAAAAAGACTTGTAATTGAAAATTGCGAAAAATGTTATTTTGTCAGAGATGTTTTAGATATAGCTCAAGAATGCAAAATACCGGTTGTGTATGATTGTCATCATTATTTATGTTATAAATATTTACACCCTGAAGAAAATTTAGAAAAATCAACTGATATGTTATGCGAGGTTGTACAAAGCTGGGGAAATAAAAGGATGTTATGTCATGTGTCATCTCAAGGAGACGGACCTATAGGACATCACGCAGATTATATTGATAGTATTCCAAAACATATGCTTAAAATACCCCAAAATTATGGTATAGAAGTTGACATAGAAGTCGAAGCAAAAATGAAAGAAAAAGCTATTTTTAAATTAAAAGAACAATATAAAGATTTATTTTAAAATTTTTATATTTTAATACAAAGGTATAAAACTCCAGTTAAGTATAGAAAAAAGTTCTTTGCATATACTATCATGAAAAGATTTTCTATCCATTGTTTTTAGTATGACAAAGTCTTCTTTTTTACAAAAATGTTTATGTTTTTGTAATAATTGATATAATACATATTGTGTTGAAATAAAATTAACTCTTTCGACCTTATTTTTAAAATGTTTATCATAAGTTTCGATAATAAGATCAAAATCATACAATAATTTATCTTCTAAATAAGAAATATTATCAGGTTTTTTATTTGTTAAATTATAATGTATTAAAGTTACATTTTCGTAATGTTTTGAATACCCTAATTCTTTTAAAAACATTAGAATATGTTCCTTTGTTATATTTTTAAATCTAATTTCTTTTTTATCATTTTTTGAACCATATAACAAGTGGTGTTTTTCAAACGCATCTTCTAAATCTTGATAAACATTTTCTTCTATAGTACAATTTTGTTTTCCTTGATATTGGTTTATACAGTCCCTGAAATGAACTTTTCTATCGTAAGTATATTTACTGCTTATAGCAACTCTATCTGAATCTTTATAAGAAGTTACGTTGCATATAATTTCTTGCTGACATCCACACATTTCACATATATAAACATTTTCTTCTACTAAAAAGTCTCTTTTGTTATCACATTTTTCACATTTTATTTTAAATTTTTTTTCATTTGTTTTACTATCTATTTTATAATATTTTTGTGCTATTTGTAAATATGTATTTATAATTTCTTCTTTTTCTTTATTATTTGTTATTGGTTTTCCAGTAAAAGAAACTTTTAAAGGTGTTTTCAATATATTATTATACTTTTCTAATATTTCAAGTGTTTCAGATATATAAAAATTAAGTTCTTCATTTGTTTCTATTGCTCGTATTTCTTCTGATATTTCTCGTATATTTTTTTCTAAAATAATTTTATGTCTGTTTGTTGAAACATTATTTATTGTTCCTTTTAATTCATTCAAACGACATTTGTATTCTTCTAATTTATTTTTTTTAGATAAAATTTTATCCTTAATCGAATTGTCAATTGCTAATATATCTATTTCATTATTAATCATATTCACTTGTTTAACAAAAGTATATACAACTTTTAAGTTTTCTTTAAAATAATAATAAAAATTTTTTAAATTTTTATTATTATTTTCTTGTATAATATAAAAATGTCTTGTACTTCAAACATAACTTCTGGATTTATCGATCTTGCCACATTTGATGAACTCGAAAAGTATTTATACGGCGGTAGTTCAGCAACTGCTTATTTTGTCCGTGAAACACGCAAAGCTACTTGGTTCACACAAGTTCCAGTTGTACTTTCTCGTGCAACTGGTAATGCAGAATTTAACAGTGATCATTCAGTAAATATTTCACGTGCTGGTGATTATCTTTTACACGCTTGGCTTCGTGTTAATATTCCAGCTGTTTCTTTAAACAGTGCTCAAGCTGCATCAACACAACCAACGTATAGAATTCGTTGGACACGTAACCTTGCACACAATTTAATTTCAGAATGCTGTATCACTTTTAACGATTTGACAGCTGCTCGTTTTGATAACTATCATCTTGATTTCTGGTCTGCTTTTACAGTACCAGCAGGTAAATTAAACGGTTATAAAAATATGATAGGTGATGTACCAGGTTTAATTGATCCTGCTACTTCTTTGAATGGTTACACTTTGAATCTTCCTCTTCCATTTTTCTTTAGTCGTGACAGTGGTGTTGCTTTACCAACAGCCGCTTTGCCATATAACGAAATGCGTATTACATATACATTCCGTGATTGGTCAGATTTGTTAATTCTTGATACAGGTAGTTCTTCCGGTCCATGTCCTGTATCTTACTTAAACGGTGGAGCTCCTCAACTTGGAACAGTTCAAACCTGGGCTAATTATGCAATTGTTTCAAATGACGAACGTAAACGTATGGCTTGTGCTCCTCGTAATATTTTAATTGAACAAGTTCAAACTGCTCCATTGCAAACATTTAACCCAGGTAATGGTGGTAATCCACAACCATCTTATGATTTACGTTTCTCTCACGCTATTAAAGTTCTCTTCTTTGCTGTCCGTAATACAACTGTAGCTCCACAATGGTCTAATTACACTTCTGCTACTCCTGTTCCAACTGGAAATCTTGTTGATTTTTCACCTTCAGGAGCAGATGACCCAATTGCAACAACAACTCTTACTTATGAAAACACTGCTCGTTTACAAAATATGGGCTCTGATTACTTCTCACTTGTTCAACCTTGGTATCATGCTCCAGTTATTCCATTGGAAACAGGTTATCATATGTATTCATATAGTCTTGATTTTATATGTCTTGATCCTAAAGGTTCAACTAACTATGGTAAACTTACCAATGTTAGTGTTGCACCTATCGCTTCGGCTTCAGCTGTTGTAGGTGCAAACGGAACAAACTCTGAAGAAAATTCTGGACAACAAGTTCCTCAAACTTTCCGTTTTATCACAACTGTTGTAAACAACAATATTATCCGTGTATCCGGTGGAGCATTGGGCTTTCCCGTCTTATAAAGAAAAAACTAAAATTCAAAAAAATAAAAATGAATTTTATATTTTATATTATAAAAATATAAAATATGAATCAAGAAAAATTATCATTATTTCAAGAACGTGGTTGTCAACAGAAATAAAAAACAACAAAGAACCTATTGAATATATTTGTAAATGTGGTGAAATTAAAAAGAAAAAATTTAGCGACTTTAAAAGAAGAGGTTGTAGAACTTGTAATTCAAAAAATCTTACTATTAAGCAAGAAGACATTGATTATATCGACGACGAAAATAATTCTGAAATATGGAAACCTGTAAATGGAGGTTGGATATCTTCTTTGGGTCGTGCAAAAAATAATAATGGAGTGTTGTTAAAACTATGTCAAACTAAATACAGATATTATATTAATGGAAAAAATCAATACGCGTCGAGATTGGTTGCTGAAGCATTTCAGATACAAGGATATGAAAATTTAAATAATAGTAAATACGCTGTAACTCATAAAGATAAAAATTTATCTAATAATAAGGTTGAAAATCTTGAAATTATTGGGAAAGATATTATTTCAAGTATTAATGGTATGAAATCAAGAAAAAGTGAAAAATTTTTAAATGAAGAGAGAAAATTTGAAGATATGAAAGATAATGAATATAAAATTTTAAATGAATTTTCAGATTATACAATCTTTAAAAACGGAGAAATATGGAATGGAAAAAGATTTCTTACTTTTAGTAAAAGTGAAAAATATCTTTCTGTTAATATATACAAAACATCTTTCAAAGTTCATCGTCTTATATGTTATGCTTTTAATCCTCTTCCAGATAAAAAATGTTATGAAGACTATAGAGACCTTCAAGTTAATCATAAAGATGGAAATACCTTAAATAATAATGCAGAAAATTTAGAGTGGTGTAATAATTCTGAAAATCAGAAACATGCTTATACAACTGGTTTGAAGAAAAATGTAAAAAGTGTTGTTCAGCTAGATAAAGAGGGAAATGAAATTGCAAGATACAAAAGTGTCGCTGAAGCTTCAAGAGCTTCTGGAGAACCTTCTCATAGAATATCTGCAATAATGAGAGGCGGGGTAAATGGTAAAGCAACTTTTAATTGGAAATTAGAAATAAAAGAAGTTGAAATTAAAAGAATAAATAACTTTAAATAAAAATGAATTATAAAATCCTATATATAATATAAAAATTTTACATCCATGTTCAAAAATATTATGTAGACAAGATAAGTTATTTTATACTATTATAATTGTTATACAATAAAAATGGAATTGTATATTTAGTTGTTTATACAAATTAGAGATTTTAAAAAGAAATTTTTAAAATAAAATGCATTATAAAATCCAATATTTTATTTTAAAAATATTACATCCATGTTCAGAAATTATTTGTATCAATATTAAAAATAAACACAGAATTGATTTTGAATATATTGATTCCAGATACACGATATATTATAATGATAAAAATTTTTGTCTATCAGTAAGAAGAGGTTAATTTTCACTCTAAAATTTGCTGTAAGATATGAAAACAGTATTCATCCCTTTTGCATAGTTGCAAATTAGTATACAATGAAGATGATATAATCCAAGCTAAAATAACATCAACAGTGTAATGATTTCTTGAAACTATAATTAGAAATTGAGAAATAAAGTTATATAAAAATAAGATATACAAACTTACTATATTTTTAGAATATAGATATAAACTAAAAATAGCTGAATACGAAGCATGACCACTAAAAATATATTCTGTTCCAGAACCATTTATACCACCAAACCTAATTTTATCTCTATAATTTTTTAAGGGAGGTAAAACAGTTGACATAGAACATATACTTTTTAATATTTGTATTACAGACATTATTAAAAAAATTTCTTTTATAGTATATATGTCAAGTTTAACAAAACCAAATAAAAGTTGTAAAAAAACTAAAAAATCACTAATATAATGATATTTAATTATTTTAAAGTTATTATGAACGATATCAATTATTTTTGTATTGTCATTTTTTATAAATTTAGCTGTCCCAATGCATGACAGAGATGAAATTAAGAAAATGAATATTGGTAACATTTTTAATTTTCTTAATTACTTGTTTAAATTTAAATAGAACTTATATTATCTATTTTTTCTTTAATTTCTTGCGCCAAGGTTGGATTTTCTTTTTGTAATTTTTCAAATTTTTCAAGAAGTTTTTCTTTTGTTCTTTCTATAGAAAATTTTGACGTTCTTTCTAATTTTTTCATTTGAATTTTTTGTTTTAAGATACTTTTTTTATCTGACATTTTATATAGTTTAACATAACTTTAAATTTTTAATTTTAAAATGAATTTTTAATTAATAAATTTTAAAATTAAAAAAATGTCTTTAGAAACTAAGAATTTTAATGAATTTGAAAAATATGTATGTTCTTTACCTGTAGAACAATTGGTAAAAATGAAAGATGAACTAGATGATCTTTACTATAACACAGGTGAAAGTACATTAAACGATATAAGATATGATTACATTAAGGAATTAATAATAGATAAAAAAAAGGATTACAAACCAAACGTAGGAGCAAAATTAAGAGAAGGAGAAAACAGAGTTAATTTGCCTTTTTGGCTAGGAAGCGCTGATAAAATATCACCTAATGATAGTGATAAATTGAATAAATGGATAGAAAAGAATAATTCAAAATCTTATGTTATTACAGAAAAACTGGACGGGGTTTCATGTTTATTAGTGATAAAAAACAAAAAAACATATTTATATACAAGAGGAGATGGTGAAATAGGAGCAGATATATCCCATTTAGTTCCATATTTGAATATACCTGTTAAGGAAAATATTAATGTACGAGGTGAACTTATTATAAAAAAATCTGTTTTCAACGATAAATACAGGGATAAAAAATATAAAAACGCGAGAAATATGGTTTCTGGATTAATTGGTTCTAAAACATTAAGAGAAGGTTTATCAGATGTAAATCTCGTGTGTTATGAAATAGTAGATGACAATATGTATGAACTTGAAAAACAATTGAAAAATCTTAAAAAATACGGTTTTACAATAGCAAAACATGAAATGGTAGATAACATAGATATAAATTTTTTGAAAACAAAATTTTTACAATATAAAAATACAAGTATTTACGAGTTAGATGGTATAATAATTAATAGTAATATATCTTATGATAGAAACACAAATGGAAATCCCGAATATATGTTTGCTTTTAAAATGTTATTAGAAGATGATATACATACAACTACAGTAAAATGTGTTGAATGGAATGTAAGTAAATGGGGTCAATTAAAACCTGTGTTAATAGTAGAACCTGTAAAATTAAATGATATAACAATATCGAGAGCAACGGCGCATAACGCAAAATACATAGTTGATAATAATCTGGGAAAAGGTTCTGTAATAAATATAACAAGAAGTAAAGATGTTATCCCATATGTAGTAAATGTTCTTAAAGGCGCTGAAAAAGCTGATATGCCTCTTAATGAATATGTGTGGGACAAAAATAATGTTAATATTAGTGTTGTAAATGAAGAAGATGATGCGCTTATACGTGTAAAATTAATATCAGGTTTTTTTGAAAAAGTAGGTATAAAACAGATTTCAGAAGCAACAGTACAAAAATTGTTTGATAATGGTTTTAACACGTTATTATCAATCATTAAAGCTAATAAAGAAGATTTAGTAAAAGTTCCAACTATAAAGGATAAATCAGCCGAACGTATAGTTAAAAATATAAAAGAGGGTTTAAAACTAGTAAAAATTTCAACTGTTTTAGCTGCAAGCGGTATATTTGGATTTGGAATAGGTGTAAAAAGACTTGAAACACTATTTTTACATATACCAGATACACTTACACTTTACAAAAATAATTCAGATGATGTTATAATGACTAAAATTCTTAGTGTAGAAGGATTTTCTGATATTATGGCAAGTAAAATAGTTGAAAACTTGAAAGATGCCGATAAGTTTATTAAAAAATTATCCAAATATGCGACATTTGAAACTTGTAAAACAGTTTCAGATAGTATGTTAGGTCATAAATACGCAATGACAGGATTTAGAGACAAAAATTTAGAAGAAGCTATTATTTGTAGAGGTGGTAAAGTTGTAAATAGTGTTTCTAAAAATACAACCGCGTTAATAGTATTATCTTTGGAAAAATGCAAAGATTCTAGTAAACTAATAAATGCTAAAAAATGCGGTATTAAAATATACGAACTAGAAAAATTTCAAGAAATTAACCGACTAAAATAGTAAATTATTACCAACTTTAACATAAGTTTCTTTTTTATTTAAAGAATTATTTAAAATTATACTATTAATATTCTTTATTTGGTTTTCAAATAACATAACTATAGTCGACCCGCCAAACCCAAATTTTCCAAATAATTTTCCTTTAGTATAAAATTTACCTTCTTTTAAATTTTCTACTTCTATGGAACCAACACAAGTTGCTCCTATGATAATAAATGCTATATTACCAAAATAAGTGTTATACAGACAATGTATTTCACGTTTATTTTCAGTGTAAACATCTACAGAACTATTTACAATTATCGGATTAACAGAATAATACTCTCCGTTTAATTTATATCCTCCTAAATACATACAATCTACTGGAAAATGAAATCTGTGATAATCATCCGGTGCTAAACGACATATCATAATACTACCGTTTAAAAATTTATCGTATATAGATTCATCGTTATTTAATAAATTTTTAATTGTAAAATTTTTTCCTTTTATCCATAATTCTTTACTTTCTGTTATAGTATTATAATAAGTAAGTCTGCATTCAGCTGGCGAAACTAAATACGAATCTTGAATTATTATATCAGATATTTCTCTTTGGAAAAACTCATTTTTAGATGTAAATTTTTCAACACATTGTTTTAAAGTTTTATCATCTTTACATTTTTTCGCATTTTTCCAATCTATTTTATAATCTTTTATAAATTCTTTTACATCTCCACCTTTTTTCCATCTTTCACACGATTCGGTTACTTTGTTTAATATGCTTTTTGGAATATATTTCATTAATTTGATACCAATTTTTTGAGATTTTGGAATATGTTCTTCTTTTGGTTCGCAGTTCAAAGATAATATTTTTGAATTAATAGTAGGTTCGCATTTTTTCATTTAATTTTAAAAATGAAAAAATTAATTAATTTTTAACATTTTTTTTAAAATGTCAAAAGTTGTTATTGAAAAAAATATTTGCATTGAACCAGAATATTTAAATGAAAATATTTTAGAAAATATACATAAAAAAATATCCGAAAAATTCTTGAATAAATGCGATCAAGAACACGGATATATTATTAAAATATATTCCAAGATAGAAATCGTTAAAAATGTTATTTCAAACACAAGTTCAGGTGTGTTTTTTACAGTAAAATTTGGTATTAAATGCTTAAAACCTATTGTCGGAAGCAAATATAAAGGTGTTGTTTGCATGATATTTTCAAATGGAATATTTGTTGAAGTTGAAGAAAAACTAAAAATATTAATACCAAATAATAAGATGAAAAAATATAAATATGTTAACGATATTTATACTGACGGTAAAGAAAAAATACGCGAAGGAGTTGAAGTATATTTAGAGATAGAAATGATTAGATACGAAAAACAAAATTTTAATTGTATAGGTAAATTGTTATAAATTTAAAGGATTACTTATAATGTTATAAATGTCTTCAGAAATTGAATTGTTAACACATCTAAAAACACAACTTGTAAATTTTTTAGATGAACTAATAGAGAGTTTCCCTAAAGAACCAGATTTTGTTATATTTAGAATTTTTGTAAATGATAGATTACCTATAACTGATATTATGAAATATATTACTATTAACTTATGTCCTTTACAAGATATGATAAAAAATAAAGATGAAAAATTCTTTTTAAATCATAATATACTTTTTGAAAAATTTGACGATCAAGAAAGAAATAAAGTAAATCATTTTAAAGATTTATGGTTATCTGGAAATCTTGACAATGAGGATAAAGAAACGATGTGGAAATGGTTTTCTTCGTTTATCTATATTGGTAATAAATACAAAGAACTTAAAAAATAGTTTATAATAAATATCTATCATTTATTATAAAATAGTTTATTATAAAATAGTTTATAATAAATGATAGATATTTATTATAAATACAAAGATTTTATAGATTACATACCTCCGTTGTTCCTGTTTTCTCTTATTTTTTTAAACGAAAATGATATTCATAAACAGGCGTTTAAAACATCGTGTAATTCTGTTATATACATAATAACATTTACATTGTTTTTTATATTTTTACTAAAATTTAAATATAATAAGTATACAACACTTTTAATTACTATGTTAATATGGTTCACACTCGTATACTATAAAAAATGTATATTTAAAAATTTAGTATGAAATTAATAATAAAATGGATAAAAATATGGAAAGAGCAGAACGACAATTGTCAAATATGGGATATGTACATCCAGAAAATGATAATAGAAATGTAAATACTTATTCTAATTACAACGAAACAGGCGAAACGTATACTGTTGCTTCTTACGATACTTATTCAAAGTACAACGAAATTGAAACAATATCAAATGGTTTAGATACTTGTCCACAATGTAATAGTAAAACTTTATTTGTATGTGAATGTGATGAATACAAAGATAGAATGTGTAAAAATAAACATATGTGGTATGTTGATAAAAAAGGTAAAATTGTTACAGGAGATCCTCATATGAACGAAAACTTATAATTTGTATAATATATTTTATTATACAAATTAACTTTATACTTAGTTTTTTAATTATACTTAAAATCTTATAAAAAAATTAACGATTATGTATATTAAATATAAGAAGATTAAACCTCTATGCATAAAATTTTCTGATTTTGATACAAAAATATCATTTTTTAATTTTTTGTTATCTGAAATTACTTCTTCGGTTTTAACTTGACTATTATTTAAATCAAGTTTTAAATATCTCATTTTAATTTCTTCTGTTTCAATCTCATTTTTTAATTTGTAAATGGTTTTTTGAGCATTTAAATATGATTTTTGTTGTTTAATTAACTGTTCCATCAACATAGTATCAAGTTTTGACGACTTATGTTTTTTTGGAAGAGGAATTATACCAATTTCATCATCAGTACTTTCAACATCACTGTCTTCGTTCCCATAAGAATTGTTAATAAATGAATTTTTAAGTTCATTGTCGTTATCTATTTCACGTTGATATTTTTTAATTTCATTTTCAGATGACATTTTTTAATTTTATTTTTAACTTATTTTACAAATCAATTTTATTTTTTAATTATTTTTTTTAAGTGGGATTACAGCAGCGCCAAATCCTAAAGTAATATTTTGTCCCGCAGAACCGCAATTAGTATTTATACGAACAACTGTTCCATTAAATACAGGTGTAGAAGTTAACGCACCATTAATTAAATTCCAATTCGAAAGATGGTTATTACCACAATTATTAAAATATCCTAAGTACTTACCACTTGGGTTATCAATTATGTAATTCGATAAAGCATCTACTGGATCCGAAGTTAAATTACTATAAGTATTAGTACCTGTTAGATAAGAAAATGAGTTTTGTTGTCCTGGAACAACAAGATAACTCACATTATCATTTTCAACCAAATAACATTCCGCGTTTACATTTGTTAACAACCCTGAATTAACACTTGTACTAAATGGTACTGTCAAAGTTGTAATTTTATCATTATCGACCTTGCATTTTTTCTTCAATAAAAGAATAAGAACGATTACGAACCCGATAAATAATAAAGATGACAATATTATTAAACTTACTAATGTATTATCCATTTTTATTTAATCATATTTTTTTAATATTTTTATAATATTTTTATAATAGATTATAATTTAATTTTATGAGCGGAATTACAGTAGTACTAAAACCAACAGTTACAGTTTGCCCAGATGGTTTACAATTAATATTTATTGGTTCTGGATTTACACCCCTATAAGGGGTAACAGACAATATACCATTGTTTAAATGCCACGAAGACAAATCATTAATTCCACAGTTGTTAAAATTACCAAAAGTTATACCTGATGGATTGTAAATCGTAAAATTTGCTAAATCAGTTGAAAAGTCAGAGGTTAATTTTGCTGGAAGAACACTATTCAGATAACTTATATAAGAAAATGAATTTTCT